TTCCAAGGTAAGCCTTGGAGTGACGCTAATAGAGAACATCTTCTTATTGAGTTGGGTGACGTTATGTGGTACGTAGCGAACGCTTGTATAGCATTAGATGTAGACTTTGAAGAAGTCATTGAGATGAACGTCAAGAAACTAGAGAAGAGATATCCTGGTGGATCCTTTGACATTCATAAGTCTGAGAACAGAGCAGCGAATGACCTCTGATATGTATGAGGACATGGGCAAACTCAATGCCCTGTACGCAGAGTTAATGTGGGATCACGAGGACGAGTTAGAGTTTGTACCAGACTATAATAACGATAGAATAATTATATACAACAAGTCTAGATCAGGAGATAATCCTTGGATTCAAATACATGGAAAAGATTAATTTATTCCCTACCACTATAGGGAAGTTTAATTTAATTGACTATGCTGATTGGGTTGCCAAGAGGTATGAACATCACATGTTTGAACGTGGTCAGACAGGTGAGATAGATGGTAAGGTGTTGGTACACCTTGACCCACAGATGAATAGTTTCATGTTAGAAGTCAATGACTGTATAGATGAGTACCTATGTTCTATGAACGTCAGGTATGATATACATTTCATGAAGACATGGTACGCAGTGAGTGGTGAGGATAGTTCAGTACCTAATCATTGTCATGACCCTGCTCATATATCATGGGTGTATTACTTGGACACACAAGATCCACTATGCTTTACAAAGGATAGTCAGAACGAGTGGTTCCCACAGGCATTTGCTGATGCTGAAAAGAATTTCTTTAACACATCTGTCTGGGAGGAGAACACTAAAGAGGGTGACCTACTAATATTCCCTGCCAATCTAAAGCACATGACATACAACACTGGACACCGTTGGAGTGTAGCAGGAGACGTGTTACTTACCAATCCAGATCTAAATAAAGAAGGAGGACTCACACACCCACGTTACTGGAAACAATTCTAATGTCAGCACTTAGTTTTAGAGAGCTCTATGATGGGGCTGGGAACCCTTATAAGAACAGAGATAGTATTCTGATTGAGAGAATTGCCAATAAGCAGTTGCTTAAGTTAGACAAGGACAAAGGGTATATAAAAGTATTTGATATTGTAGTGAGGTTTCAAGATGGTAGTGAGTCACATTATAATTGGAAAGACTTGAAGGATGAAAAGAAGGTAAGAGCACTCAAAATGGATATGAATAGTGCTGCTAACCAGACAGGTAGTAAGAAAAAATTATTAATGACAGGATCAAAGAGTGATCATGATGATTCAATGTTAGCGACAGTTAATATAACCGCACTAGAAAAGACAGAACACTTTGGTGGATCACCAGGTGGTGGAGGTAACAAAGGTAATGAATATGAAGATCACTTAGCTGAGAGTTTTGCTAAGTTTCAAGATCATGGTGGTAAGTATCCTGATGATGTGACAACAATACTTAAAGCAATATGTGGTGATAATCCTGGCACTTGTTATATCAAATCACAGCAAGAGGGTGGTAAAAACAAACCAAGACCTATGAAATATGATAGTTCTTTTTATATCTCAGCAGAGGGTAGGAAGACAGTAGATATAGGATCGACAGTCACAGATATTACAATATGGATAGCTGACCCTGAAGGTAAAAAAGAGGAACCAGTATACCTATCAGTCAAGTACGGAGATACACTATCGTTCTTTAACATAGGTGTCAAAGGTGGTAGAAAAGATTCACTATCAATTTTTCCCACTAAAGATTTAATAGATGGTAAATTAAATGACATGGGTAAGGACTTCTTGGATATGTTTAACATCAATCATTCAAAATTTCTAGAGACATTTCAGAAGTATAAGAAAGAAAATAAAGCGACTAAGACACCTACAATAGAAGATCATCGAGAATCCTATAGCATAAAAGGACAAGCGAAAAGAAACTTACAGAACTTTATAAGGAGTGGTGTAGGTAAAGGTTACTGGATGGTACATAGAGACAAGAGTGGACTACATGTTTATAATATTAATGACAAATATCTAAAGGATGCTAGTACATTGACCAGTGACAACATAAACATAGACTATGGTGGAAAGGAAGGATATGGTAAGCGAGTTAACATTGACTTCTCTACTAAAGAGTATGATTTTAGTATTAACCTTAGATCTAAATCATCTTCTGACAATTATCCTGGCTATGCTAACGGAGATTATAAAAAGACATAATGGCAAACGTAACACAACTAAAACACTTAGAACATATAGAGGATGAGATGCTCAACTATGGAGTTGAGGGATGTGATGCTGCTGTGTCTGCTATGAAAGAGATGCTCCGCATGTTGGGTAAGAAACCTAGCAGTGGATACATGCAGACCAAATGGGATGGTGCTCCTGCTGTTATATGTGGAGAGCATCCATACACAGGTAGATTTTTTGTAGGAACTAAGTCTGTGTTCAACAAGGAGAACCCAAAGATATGTTTCTTTGATGATGATGTAGATACGTTCTATGATGGTGACCTTGCTGACAAATTAAAAGCATCTCTAAAGTACTTTAAAGAACTAGGTATCAGTGGTGTAGTACAAGGTGACTTGATGTTCACTGCTAAAGATAAAAGGTATGAGACAGTAGAGGGTGAGGATCTTGTCACCTTTAGACCTAACACTATCACCTATGGATCTCCTATTGATAGTGACATGGGTAAAGCAATCTCTAAGGCAGAGATTGGTGTAGTCTTTCATACACACTACGTAGGTGATGACCTAGCTACCATGAACGCAAAAGCTGGTGCTGATGTCTCATCAGATATACAAGGGTGTGTAGTCATAAACAATGACACACCCATGGCAGACGTATCAGTTCCTACTCAAACACTAAAGAAATTTGAAGGTAACCTTCTTATCATAGAGAAGATGTGTAGAACATCTGGTAAGTTCTTAGATCACTTAGTAGACAACATGGGTACTACAGGTAATGCGAAGTATCATGTGGCATCATATCTTAAACAGTTTTTTAACGCGGAGATCAAAGAGTCACGTAGGATCAACGATCCTAAAGTAGCACTCAAGTCGTTAGGTGCGTTCTATCATGAGAAGATGAACAAGGAAGTGTCTAAGATGAGGAGTGTACAGAAACAAGCGGAAAGAAGAAAGCAACTATATGATGGTCTTACATACCTAGAGGAGAATGAGAAAGAGTTTCATGCTATGTTCGCACTCTATAGAAAGATACAAGAGAATAAACAAATAGTTATTGATGCTCTTGACAACTTAGAGTCATTCAAAACTTTTGTACAGACTGAGCAAGGATATAAAGTTACTTCACCAGAAGGATATGTTCTACATCACAATGGAGACATGATCAAACTTGTAAATAGAATTGAGTTCTCTTTCATCAACTTCACACTGGCAAAGCAATGGAGATAATAGATTATAAATGCGTGTACTTCACCTTTGGTAGGTTCCAACCACCAACGATAGGACATGAGTCAAACTTCAAAGCAGTAGCAAGTAAAGCGGGAAGATGTGATTACTTCATCTATCTTTCACAGACTGTGGATAAGAAAGGCACTAACCCTCTACCTCCTGACAGGAAACTATACTATGCTAAGAAGATGTTTCCTAGCATGGCAAAGAATATACGCAGCGGACCTAGAGATCCCGTTTCAATACTGTCAGAACTACAGTCACAAGGCTATGATGATGCTATCATGGTAGTAGGTAGTGACAGAGTACAGGCTATGCAGTGGATCAAGAATTACAATGGTAAGGACTATACCTTCAGAAAGATAGATATAATATCATCAGGTGAACGTGATGCTGACGGAGATACCTTCGCTATATCTGGTACTAAGATGCGGAGAGCAGCAGCTGCGGGAGACTTTGAAGCATTTAGAAAAGGTATACCAAAGGGTCTCGGTCTTAAAGAGACGCGGAGTTTAATGGATGAAATACAAGAACTGTTATAAATAAAACTGTACATATATTAGAGTTTGATGAAATCATTCAGCGATTTCAAAACGATAAGAAAAGAGGTCAAGGATCAGAACGTCCGTGACCGA